TTATTGTTTCATGCGATTGAATTCTTCTTCTGCTCTGTTATTGATTGTTTCTAACTCAAGCAAATACTTGGCCGTCGACCTATCGTTGATTACGTATTGCGGAGCTATTGCGGCAGTGGTTAATATCATGGACGTGTCTCCCAAAAAGAATACATTTTTCAATTTTCGTATGTCATCAATAGCTAAACGGTAGGTTACTTGATTTATCATTATTAATTTCTACGAGCCTATCCTTATACAATAAAGTTGCAAACGGACTCATTACGTATTCCCCATGTTGTATTTCGGCTACCAGTTTGTATTTGTCGGCATTCTCTGTTGGGGCTGCAAATAATATTCCTCCTTCTTTGCCATGATTTCGCCCTATGACAAGTCCGCCATATGTAATGTCCATATACCCATTTTCTTTAACGAAATCGGTATTAATAGACTTAGTTATTCTCATTATAGTTTCTCTTATATCCATATTATCACTATCTTTGTTTTAAAATCCAATGGTTCATGAAATTATATAATCAGATAACGGGCGAATGGAGCGGCTATATACCGGGCGGCATTGTCAACGACTTTAGCCATGGGTATAAATCCGAGCTATTGGTGCCGTCCCCAAAGGAAGAACCTATCCGGAAAAAAGAAGTCGCGTCGATGCTTCGTGACTTTATCGATAGGAATCCCGACAGAACGGAGGAGGTCCGGCGTGAATGGGGTGATGTCATAACACTATAACCTTACAAGTCCTACATTTCGGAGATGTTCAATGCCCCAATGACTAAGGCCATTGAATATATATCCTCTTTAGGGATGGAGAATGCCGGATAGTCCGTGTTGATGGAAACGCAACGAATCTTTTCTCCGTCTTCATAGACCTTTTTTACGACTATACCTTGGCTGGTGTCCAGCACATGTATTTTCCCCCATTGGATAAAGCGTGACTGGTCTATCCATCGGCACGCGATTTCATCTCCGGATTCATACTTAGGCGACATGCTGTCTCCTTTCACAAACATCGTGAAGTCGTATGAGGGGAATTGCTTGACAATAGGCATTTGCTCACAGTCTTTCAAAGTTACCCCTTTTGCCGCATTAGACAACGAACCCGCAGCGGCAGTAAGCGGAATACGAGGACGGGTCTCAACTTTTACTTGGCTAATTTCATTCTCTCCATATTCTGTTGATGGTTCGGCAACCATAACGGGGTTGTCTGAATCCTTGGAAGTACCCTGCAGAACTCTTTCTATAATATCTTTTGCTTGTTCCGGAATTTCTATGTAGTCCGGGACATTCTGCATGTCTCGTACCTTTTCCTTGTCTATATTAAGACGTACAATATTGTTAATCATAGACCCCTTACCCGTAATGAGCCAGTCTATAGATAAGTCAGGATACTTCTTCTTTAACGTGTCCATAACTGCCGAGGTAATGTCTTTTGAATTTCGGAGATAGCTAGGAGCCTTCCCTATTGATTTTTCAAATGCGCTTATAGAGATGCCTTTATATGCGGCATATTGCATAAGTCTCTTAGTAGGATACTCTTCCATATTAATAGTATATTATGTTAATAAAATAAAAATTTAAAGAGAATACTCACAATTTCTTTTTGTGTTATGAGAATACTCTTTATGTTTGCATCCGTAAAACGTTGCAAGCGGATTACAGAAAAGGGCTGGTTAGAGAAGCGTCCCTATTCCCTATCCTTAAAGTCTGACAACTGCAAAGATAGGCAGTCCTTTTCATTTATCCAATCAATGCCCGATGTTTTACGGCACAATCAGCGGTTACGTGGCAGTTCCGCAGTAAAAGACATTTGATAAAGCTTCATTCCGGATTATCCTAACTGCCACTTTCAGGGATATGAAGGAGTGGGGCTTTTCTCTTTTAGGAGGAGAGAAAGACATATGGTAAACACGGAGAAAACGAATCTGATGCCCATGAGCCTGGCGAACATCAGGAGCAGGTGCCTTGACAGGATAACAGAGCTGCTCAAGGACAGTAACGGGCGGCTGAATGCCGATTTCGGCATATCCGGAGTGCAGGACCTGAAGGTGCAGCTGATAGACTGCGCGGGCGCGCTGGCGGAGTTCGTCATCAGCGGGAAAACCACGGAGAGCCTTGTCGGGAAGACCGGACTGACAGTGGCGGCGTCAAGGGCGCTCGCCGACCGGAAGGTGTACATGCCGGTCTACGCGTTCAACAAGGTGATGAGGGAAAAGGGCTTCATGGACAGCAACGACTGCCTGATGGAAGGAGGGCTGCTGTACGGCGAGAACAGGCGCGTTTCCGGACAATGGAACGGCGTGAAGAAGGCCTATTACTATGACAACCGGTTCGACAGCCTGCTGGCGCTGCTCGGGCTGGACTGCAAGGGACAACCTAAAAAGAGATAGCCATGGACAGACTTCAACAAATCATGAAGGCCGCCGACAAGGTGACTTTCACCAAGACCCAGGCTTCGGCTCTGGTCGGTGGACGCAGACGGCTGGAGCGTCTTGCCTCCGAGAACAAGATAAGGTATGTGAGAATCGAGGACGGACGGTTCGGACGTTGGGAGTGCAGGGGCTCGGACGTGCTCCGGTTCGCGGTCGATACCGGAAATGCGGAGGGGCTGGCATGAACAAGACTACCGAATACACATTGAAGGCGCTCCTCGCAATGGCCGTTGTTGCGGGATGCGTGTACGGAGGGCGCGTGGAATACAATGACGAAGTCCTTTCCGGCATGAGCCTCGAGAAATACCAGTACATCCACGACCGTATCGGCGGCGGCTCCCGTTCGGATGTCGTGAAGGAATATCTGGACCGCAGGGAGTTCTACGATTCCCTCAGTTATTGACACATTAATATAATATTATATACGAAATATGGAAGATAAAAAAAATACACATAAAACGACGGAAATACGTCTTTCGGACGGGGAACGTTCCCTGCTTGCGTCCCTTTCCAATATGAAAGAGACTGTCAAGACGGGCCATATGTACCCGAACTTGTATTCCCAGGCGGCCTATTCGATGCAGGAGTTGGCCGGGACAAGGGATGAGATATTGGAGGAGATCAGGGCGCTGGTATTCGATTCCGGTGATTTTGCCGCCGATGCCCTGATAGAGAGCATATACCATGAACTGGTGACAACCTTTGACCCCTTCGGGGACGTGTCGGAAGACTTCGATTTCACACGTAAGGCTCTGTCGGAGTTCGCGAATGGCACTTATACGAAAATTGAGGCCGCTAGACATATCAGGGAGCTCTGCAGGAAGGCTGACCGGATAAAGGAGCTCGAGTCAAGGATTGAGCTTGCGAAAAAAGGAGTATTACTTTAAACGATAAATGATTATGGATTTTAATGTGAATGTGAGACTTGACGCTACCCCCGCACTGGTGGGATGCGTCAACACGCTGGCGACAGCGATAGGCGGTGCGATGCCGCAAGTACGTGAACTCCCTTCCGCCGTTGTGGAACCGCAGGTGCCGGCAGTACCGGCAGTCAAGGAACCCGCGGCCGCCGTCCCGACGGAGGGGAAACCGTCCGAAATATCGGACGAGCAGATGAGGGCTATAGTCGGTCCGAAGACCAAGGAGTTCGGAAAGGAAAAGGTTTTCGGGATTCTGGACGGTTTCGGTGTCAAGCGCATTCCTGAACTTAACCAGGAGCAGCGCAGGGAATTCATAGAAAAGCTGAACGCCCTATGAGCCATGCCGTATTGTCACCGTCTGCCGCCGGTCGTTGGCTGGTATGTACCCCGTCCGCGCGGCTTGAGGAGAGGTTCCCTGACAAGGCGGGGGACTTTGCCCAGGAGGGTTCTCTGGCACACGAGTTCGGTGAAGCCATCCTGAAAGGAAGTGACGAAAGTCACTTGTCCAAGCTCCGGACGGAGAAGTTCTATTCGGAGGAAATGGAAGAATATGCAAGGGGGTATGCGGAATTTGTACAAGAGAAGTTCGAGCTGGCAAAAAGGGCAACTCCCGACGCCGTACTGCGCATAGAGGAGAAGATAGACCTGACAGCCTATGTGCCCGAGGGATTCGGTACCGGTGATGCCATTATACTGGCCGACGGAACGTTGGACATCATCGACCTGAAATACGGTAAAGGTGTGCCGGTATCCGCGGTGGAGAACAAGCAGATGATGCTGTATGCCCTGGGGGCGCTTGACATGTTCGGGTTCATGTATGCCATTGACAAGGTACGGATGACCATTTACCAGCCGAGGCTTGACAGCATATCCGAGTATGAGCTGCCGGCTGATGACTTGGCGGCCTGGGGGGAGGCTGTCCTGAAACCGGCAGCCGCGTCCGCTTTCAAAGGGGAGGGTGACTTTGTTCCGGGAAAGCACTGCCAGTTCTGTCGGGTGAAAGCGCAGTGCCGGGCATTGGCCGAACGGAACCTGAAGGCGGCGGAGCATGAATTCGACGATGTCGCCTTGCTTTCCGATGGAGAGCTGGCTGATATTCTCACCAGGGCTGAAGGTATAAAAAGCTGGATCAATGCGGTGGAGGAGTTCGCCTTGCAGGCGGCTCTTGAAGGAAAGACAATCCCCGGATTCAAATTGGTGGAAGGACGTAGTGTACGGCGTTATTCCGATGAGGGGAAAGTCGCCGAAACCCTTATCGCCAACGGGTTCAAGAAGGAGAATATCTACGACCCTCCCAAGCTGAAGACAATCACCAGTATGGAGAAACTGATTACCAAGAAAGCATTCGCTGCCTTGCTCGGCAGCCTGGTTGTCAAGCCGCAAGGGAAACCGACGCTTGTTCCCGCATCGGACAAGCGCCCGGAACTGAACGATGCGAAGAAGGATTTTGAAAACATTAGTATCAACGATTAAACGATTAGATGTCATGAACGATTTTAGAGAAACAAAAGTTGTAGTAGGACCGGCACGGTTCAGTTATCTGCATGTATGGGAACCCGTTGCCATAGGCGAGGGGGCTGAAAAGAAATACAGCGTGTCACTCATCATCCCAAAATCAGATGCCAAGTCAGTCGGGCTGGTTAAGGCGGCTATCCAGAATGCCCTCAATGCCGGTATAGGCAGCAAGTTCGGGGGAAAGAAACCAGCGGCTTATAAGAATCCCCTGCGTGACGGTGACGCCGAACGTCCCGACGATGAAGCGTACAAGGGCTGTTATTTTGTCAACGCGAACTGCAGGACGAAACCCGGTATCGTCGATGCCCGCCGTCAACCGATTACGGACCAGGACGAGTTGTATTCCGGATGCTACGGCTATGCCTCCGTAACTTTCTACGCGTTCAATACGAACGGCAACAAGGGGATTGCCTGCGGTCTGAACAATCTCATGAAGACCAAGGACGGCGAGCCGCTCGGAGGACGCTCCACCGCCGAGGCTGATTTTGCGGATATTGACGTGCCTTTCGAGGCACCTTCCAATGACGGTACAGATGACCTATTCTAATATCAGTAAAGAGCAGATTGCCGGAGTGGCGTCGGAGGTTATCCGGCGCTACCGGCAGGATGCCTCGGAGCAGGACTGCGCCGAGTTGACCGAAGCGTTTCTCGTACTGGCCAGGTATCTGGACAATTTTTATACCGGAGAGCTTTTTGTCAGACTGGATTGTACTGAATCCGAGTTTCAGCATTTGAATACGGTCGCGACCGCTTATCCGGAAACTTTCGAGACTTGGAGCGAGCTAATCGGGTTGTCCCCCGTAGTTATCAGGTATAATGTCAAGCTGCATAAGGGGTTTTCCCTTATATGTACTGAAATTGCCATTAGGCTGAATGGCCAGGCCGCTGCCAATGACCGTGAGCCTATCAAGACGCTTGGGATAGACATAGAGACCTACAGCAGCGAGGACATTTCCTCATGTGGGGTATACAGATATGCCGAAGCCGATGATTTTACCGTTCTTCTGTTTGCGTATTCCGTCAATGACGGTCCCGTGCGGATTGTGGATCTCGCATCGGGGGAAAAGCTGCCTGAGAGAATATTCGACGCCTTGACGGATGAGACGGTATTGAAAACCGCATTTAACGCATCCTTCGAACGTACGTGTATCGGGCGGTATTACGGTATCCATCTTAAGCCAGAACAGTGGGAGTGCACTATGGTGCGGTGCGCCATGCTCGGATTGCCATTAAGCCTGGCGCAAGCCGGAAAGGTGCTGAATCTGGAGGACCAGAAGATGTCAGAGGGGAAAGCACTCATCAAGTACTTTTCTTGCCCATGCAAGCCTACCAAGGTCAACGGCGGGCGGACGAGAAACCTGCCGGAACATGCCCCCGACAAATGGGATACATTCAAGCTATACTGCATCAAGGATGTTGAGGTAGAGCAGGGAATCAGAAGAAAGACACTGGGATTCAAGATTCCCGCATCCGAACATGAGCTTTATGTGATTGACCAACGTATCAACGACAGAGGCGTATTGCTGGATATGGATTTCGTGCACCATGCCGTCCATATGGATAATGTCTATAAGGGCAGACTGGCCGTTGAGGCAGCCGAATTGTCGGGGCTTGAAAACCCGAACAGCGTAGCACAGCTCAAGTCATGGCTGGGGGAACAGACCGGAAGCACCGTCAAGGCGTTAGGCAAGAAGGACATTCCCGATATGCTGAAGGCTACTGACGATGATACGGTGAGAAGGGTACTGGAGATTCGTACCGAGATGGGCAAGACATCGACGAAGAAGTATGAGGCTATGACTACGGCTGCCTGCGCTGATGGCCGGGTGCGCGGCCTGCTGCAGTTCTACGGGGCTAACAGAACCGGAAGATGGTCAGGGCGTCTTGTTCAAGTCCAAAACCTGCCTCAGAACCACCTTCCCGACCTGGACTATGCACGCCAGCTGGTGAAGGAGGGGGACCTGGATATGGTGGAGATGATGTACGGTAACGTTCCTGACACATTGTCCCAACTGATACGTACAGCCTTCGTCGCCAAGGAGGGACATATCTTCATGGTGTGTGATTTCAGTGCTATAGAGGCCCGTGTGATTGCGTGGCTGGCCGGTGAGCAGTGGCGGCTGGAGGTGTTCCGTACTCACGGGAAAATCTATGAAGCCTCGGCGTCCATGATGTTCCACGTCCCGGTTGAGGAGATAACCAAGACCGACCCGAGACGGCAGAAGGGCAAGATTGCCGAGTTGGCACTAGGGTACCAGGGAGGAGTAGGAGCTATGAAGACCATGGGCGGTGAGCGTATAGGGCTGAGTGAATCCGAGATGGCCGATATTGTCAACCATTGGCGCAAGGCTAATCCCGCTATCGTGTCTCTATGGTCAGACGTTGAGAGAGCAGCTGCTGCTGCGATCGAGACGGGAGGCCCGTCTGAAACTCACGGGTTGTATTTCTTCAAACGTATGGGGCTGCTCATGATTAAACTACCATCCGGGCGTTGTCTGTGTTATCCTAAGCCCGCCATCGGCGCAAACCGATTCGGCGGGAAGAGCATAACCTACGAAGGGCTTAACCAGACCACGAAGCAGTGGGGAACACAGGAGACATACGGGGGCAAGCTGGTGGAGAACATCGTGCAGGGTATTGCCCGTGACTGTCTGGCCGAGACGATGGCACGTCTGGAAAAAAAAGGCTATCCGATTGTGTTCCATGTCCATGACGAGGTCATTATCGAGGCGAGGAATGACGGCAGCCAGTCATTGGAGACTGTGGAGGATGTGTTCAGAACTCCTATTCCCTGGGCTCCAGAACTGCCGCTTAAGGGGGCGGGGTATACGACGCCCTATTATTTGAAAGACTAAAATTGGCTGTTTTTAAAACTTAAAAAGGAATAGGAGAAGGTCATGGAAGTAAAGAACGGAATAATAATAGACGGAGTGCTGCATGAAATGGAAGGAATAAAGGGCAATGATTGTCTAAGATGTTCGTTACGTGATTTATGTAATGAATTTGTTAATTCAGCACCTTGTTGGATAAATATACTTTCAGAAGCGGAAATAACGAATGTTGAGTTTAAGTGTCGTGGCAAAGTGACTAACATAGAAATAGAGGAGGTAAAGTTATGAAATATCTGGTAACTAAAGCCGAGTGTAAATCGGGGAATACGACAGTCTGTATTCTGCATGACATAGATACGGAGGATATAGAGAGAATACGTGAGAAACTGCATGAATGCGTCCCGTGTGAAAGAGTCTTGCTGACATATGAGGAGAGGGGCGATGAATGATATACCGTCAGAGTTTGACAGAATACTCAGTTTAATCCGATTAAAGAGAAGAAGATGGAGATACAAAGGGATGCGGTGTTCTACATCGCTACGGGAAAATGCCGGCAGGAGGCGCACTGGAAGAACGAGGAGTGGTTTTGGGGAAAGTTCGTCGAAAGAGTAAGCGGGACACACCGGACCGCCGAAAGGCTGGCCGAGTATATGTCCGCGACCAAGACACGCCAGGACGAGATAAAGGACATCGGCGGTTTTGTCGGCGGTTATCTCCGGGGAGGAAAAAGAAGGAAAGAGAATGTCGTCTCCCGGCGGCTGCTGACATTGGACATTGACTTCGCGTCTGCAGATTGCTGGGATATATTCTGCGTCATGTATGACTGTGCCTCGCTGGTGTACTCCACGCACAAGCACACGCCGGAGAAGCCGAGGCTCCGTCTTGTCATTCTGCTGGATCGTGATGTCACGCCGGAAGAATATGAGGCTATCGGGCGCAGGGTTGCGCAGAGTATGGGAATCGAGATGTTCGACGACACCACCTACCAGGCAGAACGTCTGATGTACTGGCCGTCTACCGCCGCGGACGGGGAATTCTTTTTCCGCTTTCAGGACGGCCCGGCGTTGTCAGCCGACAATGTCCTGGCTACATATTGGAATTGGCGGGACACCTCCGAATGGCCGATGTCCGACCGCGTCAATAGGGATATCGTGCAGAGGATAAAGAAGCAGGCGGACCCGCTGGAGAAAGCCGGTATTGTAGGTGTGTTCTGCCGTACGTACAATATCCACGAGGCCATAGCCGAGTTCCTGCCGGACGTATATGAGGCGTGCGGTATGGAGAACAGATATACCTATGTTCTGGGGTCCACTTCGGCCGGACTGGTCGTCTATGACGATTTGTTCACTTTTTCCCATCATAGCACAGACCCGACAAGCGGTCAGCTGTGCAACGCCTTCGACCTTGTGCGGATTCACAAGTTCGGGGAACTGGACGTGAATGTGGACAAGAAAACCAATATCACCAAGTATCCTTCTTATCTGGCTATGGAGGAGCTTGCCGCGAATGACAGGAATGTCGCCTCCGCAATGTCGAGGGAAAAGGTGGCGGCGGCAGGCGAGGAATTCGCCGGTATCGTGGGTGACGGGGACGACAGCTGGCTGGAGCAGATGGATGTGGATAAGAGGGGCGTTTTCCGGGCCACCTACAATAACTTCAATCTCATTATGCGTAACGACCCTAAACTGAAGGGGTGCTTCGCCTATAACTTGTTCTTTGAGCGGAAGGCGCTTTTGAGGCTTCCTCCGTGGCGGAAAAAGGATGATTGTGAGATGTTTATCCGCGATGATGACGAGGCCAATTTAAGACTGTATCTGTCAAGGGAACCGTGGAATCTGGAGGGGAAACCGAAAATATCCGACGCCCTTGATACTATATGCCGTGAAAATGCCTTTCATCCGGTCAGGGACTATCTCAGCGGACTGATATGGGACGGCGTACCCCGTCTTGATACTTTGTTCATCGACTATCTGGGTGCGGAAGATACAGACTTGAACCGATGGATTTCCCGGATAGCGTTCACGGCTGCCGTTTACCGGGCATATGAGCCGGGGACAAAGTATGACCAGATTGTGGTGCTTGTCGGTACCCAGGGGTGCGGTAAATCGACGATGATAGAACGTATGGCTGTCAATTCGGAATGGTTCAGCAATTCAATGCCCTCACCCGATGACGCCGCACGGGCGGCGGCGCATCTTAGGGGGAAATTCATCATCGAAATAGGCGAACTGGTGGGATTCAGAAAAGCGGAGGTGGAGGCCATTAAAAACTTCCTTTCGAAGACCGCCGATGATTTCAGACCGGCATGGGGCAAAAACGAGCTGCACCGTCTGAGACAGAACGTTTTCTTTGCCACGACCAATGAGGAACAGTTCCTGCGGGACAGCTCCGGGGAAAGGCGTTATTGGCCCGTCAAGGTGGCGGTGGCCCGACCTAAATACAATTTATGGGAAGAGCTTACGCCGGAGGTCATCGGGCAGATATGGGCCGAGGCTGTCTGCCGCTATAATGAACGGTTGGCGCTATCGCTGCCTATGGGGCTGGAGAATGACCTGCTGGCTGTTCAAGAGCAATACAAGCAGGCGGACGAGTGGCAGGGAATCATCGAGGCGTTCCTTGACAAGAAGCTGCCGGTTGACTGGAATGACAGAAACACCGCGCAGAGGAGAGATTATTTCCTCTATAGCGACCCGCTGAATGCCGATGGCGTGATTGTGCGTAACAGCATATCAATTCCCGAGATACTGAACGAATGTGTGGAGCTGGGTATCAAGGGGATTTCCGGGAAAGCCGAGCGGATGCGCATATCCAATTGCATGAAATCCGTAAAAGGGTGGGCCAAGACATGCAGGGACAATAAGCTGCCCGATATCGGCTACGGCAGGCAACGCGGATGGATGAGGGAAAATGTATATGATTCGGATTGTTTTACAAATTCGCTGTTTGATGAGTGACCCCGTCAAAAAATGGAGAGACCCGATAAGCCCAGTACGATTTTATAGATTGGGTCATGATTGGGTCTTTGTAACTGGTTGATATTTATCTATTTATATATTATATATTAATTGACCCAGTAAATATAATAAATAATAGAAAATATAGGATTAGCATATATAAAGCATATAAATTGTATGCTAAACGTAATAATTACAAGATAAAGGAATTCGCAAGGGTCATTAGGGCGCTGAATATTCTTAAAGAGTAGTAAAAAAATGGAACATGTAGAAAAAGAGGATTTTTTGAGGCGGTTAAAGGCGCTTCGTGAATGTGCGGAATTGGTGGAGCTGGTCTTTCCTGGCAGATTCACAATTATGGAAAAAGTGACATTGGCCGCACGGGTCGAGTTTTATGCGCGCATGGAAGGTGCCGGCGCGTATCCCACCGGCGAGCCGGGTATTGACGTCGCGGGCAAGTTACGGCGTATAGCGGAAGTGGAGGATAGGGCATGAATGAGAAGTTAATAGAAAAAAAGCTCCGTGAGGGTGTCAGGGCCCTTGGCGGCGTCGCATTGAAATTCTCCTCGCCCTATCACCGGGGCGTTCCGGACAGAATCGTTCTGATGCCGGGAGGGCGGATTTATTTCGTCGAGTTGAAATCGACGGGTAAGAAGCCCACTCTTCTGCAGGAGAAAGCGATGGAAGAGCTGCGGAAGTTGGGCTTTGATGTGCGGGTAATCGACAATCAGGAATCGTTGGACGAATTTTTGAGGGAGGTGAGCCATGAATGAGAGTAATTTGCATGAGTACCAGAGATATGCCGTCCGATATATAATCGAGCATCCGGCGTGTTGCTTGTTTCTGGACCTGGGTCTTGGAAAGACAATCTCAACCTTGACGGCGATAAAGAAACTTATGGATGAATACTTTGAGGTCAGTAAGGTTTTGGTGATCGCCCCTAAACGGGTCGCCGAAACGACATGGAGTGACGAAGTGGAGAAGTGGGAACATCTGAAAGGACTAAGAGTCAGTAAGATTTTGGGAACAGAGAAACGGAGGATTGCGGCATTCAAGACCGATGCGGACGTCTACATCATTAACCGGGAGAACGTCGAATGGCTGGTTTCCTACTGGCAGGGATATTTCCCTTTCGACATGGTGGTCATTGACGAGATGTCATCTTTCAAGTCGGCAAAAGCAAGGCGGTTCAAGGCCCTGCGTCTGGTGCGTCCAAAAGTGGCAAGGGTTGTCGGTTTGACGGGTACGCCGGCGCCGAACGGACTCATGGACCTTTGGAGCCAGATATATCTTCTGGACATGGGGGAGCGCCTCGGCAAAACGATAACGGGCTATAGACAGAAGTATTTCCGTCCGGGGAGAACCAACGGTCAGGTGGTGTTCGACTATAGGGCGCTGGACGGCAGCGAGCGGGCCATATATGATAAGATATCGGATATCTGCATAAGCATGAAGGCAAAGGACTATCTGGAGCTTCCCGAGCGTATGGACCGGGATGTGAAGGTAAGGCTGTCAGAGACCAACATGAAGAAATATATCGAGTTCGAGAAGGAGCAGATACTCCGTTTGCCGGAAGAAGAGACGGGGGATGTCTCGGCCTTGAATGCGGCCGCATTGTCCAATAAGCTGTTGCAGTTCGCCAATGGCGCAGTATACGATTCCGAACGCGGCGTGCATGAGATACATGCCGAGAAGCTGGAGGCGCTTGCGGAGATAGTGGAGGCGGCCAACGGACAGCCGGTCCTTGTGTTCTATGCGTTCAAGCATGACCTGTACCGCATACAGAAAAGACTCAGGACATATCGCCCGGTCGAGATTGGCGGCAGCGAGTGTATCAGAGCGTGGAATAGGGGGGAGATACGGCTGTTGCTGGCCCATCCGGCGAGTGCGGGGCATGGGCTTAACCTGCAGGCCGGGGGAAACATAATCGTATGGTACAGCCTTCCGTGGAGCTCCGAGCTGTATCTGCAGGCCAACGCCCGTCTGTATCGGCAGGGGCAGTTCAGACCGGTGATTATCCACAAGTTGATTGCCGAAGGGACTATTGACGAGGATGTGGTCAGGGCTCTGGACGGTAAGATAGACAAGCAGGAGGCCCTGATGCGAGCGGTTAAGGCAAGAATTGAAAAGTATAGGAGGACTTGATATGGCAAGCAGAAGAATGTCAATCCGGTTTAATGAAAGGATATGGATGATTCTGAACGAACTGTCGGAGAAGACTGGCGTGACGGTATCGGTAATTGTCCGCAGTCTGGTAATGAAGGGGATAGACGAGATAACAGATGAATCCGGTAACTTGAAAATTGATGAGAGACAGATACAAGAAAAGTGATTTCTATCCGGAGGTTGCCGAAAGCGTAGGGCGCAATTACCATAAGCTGCGTGCCTTATGCTTCCGGCAGTCGCAGGCATGCTTTGATTCCAGGGGGTACGACGACATCTTCCAGGATACCGTCCTGTATGTTATCCAGGATCCCGAATCGCTCGGATGCAAGACGGACGGTGCCTTGATAGAGCATTTCCTTTACCGTTATAGGATGATAGAGTTCCAGACAGTCAATGACGCGCAACAATTAAAGAAAGTGACTTATGCCGACTATTTACAAACCCGAAAAGAAGAGGACGAAGGATAATAACCGGTATGACGCCGAACGCCGGAAAATCTATAATTCAGAACGATGGCGCAGGTTGAGGGCGTGGAAGTTCGCCTGCAACCCTTTGTGTGAGGTATGCGAGAGTGAGGGCAGGACCGTTCCCGCCGAGGATATACATCACTTGACTTCGTTCATGAGTACGGATGACCCGCAGCAACGGCTATACCTCGCCTATGACTTTGACAACCTGATGAGCCTATGCAAGCGGTGCCATCAGGCGATACATAATAAAAGAAATATTTAAACGGTAGTCTACAATCATTGTTACTCTGCCCGTAAAGGATAAAGGATGAGGCTTTTTGTATGTAGCTGATTTACAGATGACTGCCATTGCACGATTCATGTGGCCATAGGGGGGATAGGGGGCTGTTTTTTAGGACTCTATCTCGCCGAAACCTCACCCGACCCTTCTTCACACGCACGGCAATTTTTAGAATTTTGAATCTGTTAAAATATTAACATTTCAGAATGTCAGACATTCTTATGGTTACAGTGAAAAACAGACTATGGTAAAATTCATAATGCCCAAGGGTTGTTCGGATGAAACCCAGAAGTTTATGCGTGATGTTGTGAGGGAATTGAATGCCCGCAAGGCTATCCAGAATATAGACCTTGGCGCTCTCCGTATGCTTGCCACAAGTTATGAGATGTACTTGCAGGCGACTGATATTCTGCTGGAAGAAGGACCGGTAGTTATGATTAAGTACGAGAAAGCGGCCAATCCGGCGCAAAACATCGCTACAAAAAATTATGCCCAGGTCATGAAGATTATGACTGAGTACGGTCTGACCATAAAGAGTCGGGGCAATATCAAATCGCTGAAATCAGATAAGGAAGAAGATTCCCCTCTGGATAATTTTCTCAAGAAAGGAGCCCGTGAGAGACGATGAAAGGGTATTATCAGTATGCGGCCGATGTCAGGGACGGTAAGGTTCTGGTAGGGGAATTCATAAAGCAGGCGGTTGAACGGTTTTATTCTCTGTTTGAACGGGACGACATTGAGTTTCGTGAGGAACGGGCAGACTATGCCATTGAGTTCATCGCCCTGCTGCGCCATTATACCGGCAGGCATGCGGGAAAGCCTTTTAAGCTGCTGCCGTGGCAAGAGTTTGCCGTGGCAAACATCTACGGGTTCTATAAGAAGGAAGAGGACGGGGTGTGGTGCAGGCTGGTTTCATCCGTGTACATCGAGATGGCCCGTAAGAATGGGAAGTCCGCTTTTGCCGCTGCCTTGTGTTTATATCATCTTATCGCTGACGGGGAGTCAGCAGCGGAGGTCTATCTGGCGGCCAATAGTAAGGACCAGGCGAAAGTCAGTTTCAAAATGTGCAGGAACTTCGTGTCGGGACTTGATCCGAAGCACCGCTATCTGGAATCTTTCCGTGACCAGATAAATTTTGACCGGACTCTTTCTTTCCTGAAGGTGCTGGCTGCCGATTCTAGTAAATTGGACGGTCCTAACCCGTCCATGTTCCTGCTGGACGAGTACCATGCCGCCAAGAATTCCGGCTTGAAGGATGTGCTCCAGTCAGGGCAGGGAATGCGGGACGACCCGATGTCTGTCATCATTACGACTGCGGGATTCGACAAACTGGGACCCTGCTACCAGTTCCGGGAAATGTGTACGGAAGTGCTTAAGGGGCTGAAGGAGGACGATACTCTCTTTGCGCTGATTTACGCGTTGGATGAAGGAGATGACTGGAAGGATGAAAGGGTGTGGCCCAAGAGTAATCCCAATTTGGGAGTTACAGTCAAGATGAAGTACTTGAGGGAGCAGGTCCAGAAAGCGGTGAATTCCCCTTCGGAAGAGGTCGGCGTCAAGACGAAGAACATCAATATGTGGTGTGATGCGGAAACCGTATGGATTCCTGACCATTATATATTGAACGCCTCCGCTAATATTGATTTTGGACAGTTTCGTGATATGGACTGTTACATGGGGATTGACCTTTCGAGTACAAGCGACCTGACATGCGCCGCTTTCATGTTTCCCACGGAGGACAAATACTACTTCAAGGTGAGGTATTATCTGCCGGAAACGGCATTGCAAGAGCGTCGGTTCAAGGAGTTATATGGTGAGTGGAGAAGGCGGGGGCTGATAACCATTACACCGGGAAATGTCACAGACTACGATTATATTCTTAACGACATTATGGATATCAGGGACAAAGTGTATATCCAGAAGATAGCGTATGATACGTGGAACGCCACGCAGTTCACCATCAATGCCGAGGAGAAGGGCTTGCCTATGGAGCCGTTCAGCCAGGTGCTCGGCAATTTCAACCGTCCGACCAAGGAAATGGAGCGTCTGCTTTTGTCCGGAAAGGCGGTGATAGACAATAACGTGATAAACCGGCACTGCTTCCGTAACGTGGTCATGGCCCGCGACCGCAACGGGAACACCAAGCCGTCCAAACAGTTTGAGGAAAAGAAGATAGACGGTGTTATCAGCATGCTCGAGGCGCTGGGCGTGTATCTTGTTTCACCCCGTTACGGGGAATTCTATTGATTTGTCCGACACTTTTTTGGTTGTTCTGAAAAATCACAGAAATGAAAATACCATATACCAACATTGAGATCGGGCGTACCAGCAAGCAGGATACCGGCAAGCAGGAAACCAGACGTGCGGGCAAGCAGGAACTTTCGCGTATACCGGCATGGGGGTATCCGGCTGGACCGTCCATTCTGCAGAGCCGAAGCATGCCGATGCTTCTGTCCACGGTGTACAGATGCGTGGATCTTATTTCCGACAGTGTGGCGGTGCTTCCCCTCAAGACGTACCGTTTGGACAATGACGGGTTCAAGTCGGAGTTTAAGGGGCATCCGGCCTATCAGTTGCTGGATCTGGAACCGAACGAGAACATGACAAGGTTTGTGTTCTTCAAAACACTCATGGTGTCTGTTCTCCTCACTGGGAACGGGTATGCCTACATTGAACGGGACAATAATCTGAACGTGCAGCAGCTTGTCTATATCCCGACAACCCAGGTGTCAATCCAGTGGATTACCGACAGAAGGGGCGTCATGCGCAAGCGCTATCAGGTGACCGGATTTAAGGAGCTTGTCGAGCCGAAGGACATGATTCATGTGCTGAACTTCTCCTATGACGGCATAGTCGGCGTATCCACCCTCACCCACGCGAGACAGACCTTGAACATAGCCACGAGCAGCGAGGAGCATGCGGCGGGCTTCTTCAAGTCGGGCGGCTCTGTTTCCGGCATCCTGACGGTTGAGGGGAAAAGGCTGAACAAGGAACAGCGGGATGAGATTTATCAGGTGTGGTATGACCGGATGGAGAATCACCCGAATGGCATAGCGGTTCTGGAGGGCAACATGGGATATACGCCTATTACTGTTTCTCCTAAGGATTGCCAGCTCCTTGAAAGCAGGTTGTTCAATGTGACGGACATATGCCGGTTCTTCTCTGTCTCTCCGGTCAAGGCATTCGACTTGTCCAAATCGAGCTATTCCACCGTTGAAGCCACTCAACTGCAGTATCTGACGGATACGGTCTTGGCGGTAATTACGAAGATGGAGCTGGAAATCAACAGAAAGGTTTTCCTGCCTTCCGAGCGGGGGCATATATTGGCGGAATTCGACACCTCGGCGATATTACGTACGGATAAGGCGGCTCAGGCAGCCTATTGGAAAGATATGTTTTATTCAGGGGGCGCGACTCCGAATGAGATACGCAGGGAAAGCAATCTTCCGAGGAAGGAAAATGGCGACGAGGCTTTTGTTCCGGTGAATGTACAGACTTTAGGTAATGCGGTGAAAGAAATTCCGGGCGCACAAGGGAAAGGCGATGTAGTGAGTGGGGGTGGATGATACGCAAAAGACTAAAAATGCGAAAAAAAATATTTTAGAGTAGCCATTTGTCTGACACTTTTCTGGTTGGATAGTAAAACATGGATTATGGACGAAAAAAAAGAAGTCAGAAATACCGCTTTTCAGGTGCAGTTGACCGGAGAATGCGAGGAGAAGCGAACCGTGGAAGGGTACGCCCTTCTTTTCGGTGTGGCATCGGACGGCCTTTCGTTCGAGGAGGTCATAGAGAGAGGAGCTCTGGAAGGAGTCATAGCCCAAAGCGACGTGTTCGCGTTGATGAACCACAGTGAAAATAGAGGGATACTCGCCCGGAGCAAGTATGGTGAGGGCTCTTTAGTTCTGACGGTAGACGAAAAGGGATTGAAATACCGGTTCGAGGCCCCAAAAACGGCTTTGGGGGAGGAGTTGCTGGAGAATATTCGTCGGGGCGAGGTCAGTGAAAGCTCTTTTTGCTTCGATGTGGAAAAAGATACATGGGAAAAGAAAAAGGACGGTTCCTGGAAACGTACTGTACATAAAGTCGGTAATCTGTACGATATTTCTCCGGTGTACAATGCGGCATACAGTAAGACTTCGGTATACCTGAGAGGGAAAGAGAAAGCGGAGGCCGACTTGCTTTCCCTGAAGGAGAAGGACATGGAAGAGTATTATTCAAATATTGAAAAATCATTAAATATTTAATGTTATGGCGAAAGAGAAAAGTATTACAGAATTGAAGGACGAGAAGAAACAGATTTCCGCTCGTTCAAAGGCTATCATTGAAAAGGCCAGGGGAGAGAAACGGCAGTTGAATGCCGAGGAGAACGAGGAACTTGGTGCAAACCAATGCCGTATGGCCGAAATCAACCTTGAAATTGCGGAAAGGGAAGAGGAAAACCGTCAGAAGGGACGTCCTCATCAGCCGCAAGGTGGATTCTCCTTGCGTCGTGCCATCGCAAACATGGTGGACGGAAGCCAGCAGAACGATGTTGAGGCGGCAGTTATTGAGGCTGCCACTACGCATCACAACATGTCGGGAGTTCAGATGGCGGACAGACGCAGCATTGTAGTTCCCGTGAACGTGGAGAAGCGTGCCGCATTTACGGCGGCTACCGAAACGGCAACGGGAGTTGTCATTGACGAGGAACAGCAGGAGATGCTTCTGCCTTTGCAGTCAGCTCTTGTGTTGTCCCGTGCCGGCGCCCGTTTCATGACCGGATTGCAGGGGAATATCTACTGGCCGGAATTCTCTGGCGCCAATGTGTTTTGGGAGGCTGAAAATGCCGATGCAAAAGACGGTGCCGGCGCGTTCAGCAAGGGAGACTTGTTCAAGCCTTTGCGTCTGACAGCTTATGTGGACATTTCCAAGCAGTTGCTTGTTCAGGAGAATGTTTCCGTCGAGGCGTATATCCGTCAGGCTATAGCTGTAGCCATCGCCCAGAAGATTGAACAGACAGCATTCAGCAAGGAAACCAGCGTGGCTAATACGCCGGACGGCATGTTTGGCACGCTTGACTCTACCATTAAGGGAGATATGACCTGGGCACAGATTGTCGCAATGGAGACCAATGCCGACGTGCAGAATGCCTTGTTCGGCAACTTGTCTTATATCCTGCACCCGGCACTTGTCGGAAAGGCCAAGACAAAGGTAAAGGATGCTTCCGGTGCGGGTGGTTTCATCTTTACCGGTAACGGTGACGGCCAGTTGAACGGTTACCGTGCACTCAGAACCAACAATCTGCCGAAAGGTATCGGTGACGGTTCGGATGAATACGGTATTGTATTCGGTAACTGGGCGGACTACTTTATCGGTCAATGGGGTGGTATAGAGCTACTGGTTGATCCGTACACCCAGGCCTTGAAGGGTACAGTGAGACTGATTACCAATTCATATTGGAATATGGGCTTTATCCGCAAGGAGTCGTTCTGCATAGCATCCATGAAATAATATGGCATACGTCGATTTGCAACTGGCCAAGCGTCATCTCAATGTAGAGCAGGAGTTCACGGATGATGACGAGTATATATCCGGCCTCATTGAGGCGGCTGAGGTAGTTGTGTCGAAGGATATTTGCGTGGAGCTGGATACATTGGTGGAGGAAGGCGGGAAGGACATTCCCGCGCCTCTCCGTCAGTGTATCCTTCTGATGGTGGGGCAGTTCTATGCCAACCGCGAGCCGGTGGCTTTCGCCCAGACATCGGAAGTGCCGTTGTCTTATTCGCACCTTGTGGCGCTTTATCGGAACTATGCGGGATGAGAGCTGGACTACTGAAATATACGCTTGTGTTCAAGGAACCGGTGGAGACAGTCTCCGAGATGGGTTCTGTGGAAAAGTCCTATAGGGAAGTGTTCCGTTGCCGGGCTTCACGCAAGAAGCAGACACTGTTTTCAAAGGAAGATACCGCTTATGAGCAGTTCGTGAACCAGACGATTGTCATGCAGACGCGCAAGTATCCTCAAATCAAGTACGGATGCCGTGTGGAGTATGCCGGATGTACCTGGGAGATAAAGATGCTTGAGCCTAACGGCAATGAGTTGACAATAACGATGAGAAAGGTGGATGTATGAATTATGGTACAAGAGGCATACGAGACTATATATATGGTAAGTATGTAGAAGCCAGAAGAAAGGGGCAGGGAGGAATGTTTACCCTGACCGTTCAAGGTGCAGCCGAGATAGAACGTAGAGTTGCAGAACTTGAAAACTTTGAGAAGGATAAGGCTATCCGTGCAGGTCTTAGGTCTGGAGGTAATCTATTAAAGACGCGTGGAAAGAATAGACTCAAACAGAGGAATTATAAAGCGTTTGTCGGAAAATCGGGAAGACTGACATCTGCCGGGAAAAGAGTATTGGCCGCCCATAATTTATATAATGCATTTCAAGTTCGTGTAAAAAGAAGGTCATTGGGGGCACTCATTGGATTTACTGGCAAGGGGCATCATTCACATCTTGTCGATTTAGGAACAAGGGAACGTCCACACCCTATAACAGGAACATCTGGCGTAATGCCGGGAAGCCGATATTGGTCAGATACGGCAGAGCAAGATTGGAGGGAAGCAATGAATAAGGTCATGGAAGGAATAGATAGAGCTATCTATAGGATTATGTTAAGGAGGGATTAAAAAATGAACATGTTCAAGATAACCGCTGAAATCCGGTCTCTCCTCCTTCAGAACGAGGAGATAAAAGGATTTGTCGGGGAAAGGGTTTTTCCGATAATGGCACCGGAGGATACGGTTGGTGATTTTATTGTATATCAGCGTGACGAGTTGAAGCAGGAATATACGAAGATGGGTGTAGCCACCCAGGTATCCGTTCTTTATCTGACTGCCGTCAGCGAATCCTATGTAAGAAGCAACAGTCTCGCTTCTTTGATTTATGACACTTTGTCCGGTGACTTCAAGGATCCGGATATGCGTATACAGCTTGAAGACTCCACGGAGGACTTCATTGATAAGAAATTTATTCAGGTATTACAATTTTCAATTAAACAGCGATAATTATGGCGGGAACAAAATTGGATTCAAGAACAGACATCTACAGAGGTGAGCTTTTCGTATTTGTCGGTGATCAGCCGATTGCATTCGCCTCTACGGCAACGATGGAGGTTACGACAGAAGAGATTGATATCTCCAATAAGATGATGGGGAGCTGGTCCGGGTCTTTGCCCGGGAAGAAGAGTTACACTATATCCAGTGAGTCACTGGTGACGCGTAAGGAGGGCACGATGAGTTTTGATACTTTGTTGGCAAAACAGATCGCCAGTGAAACTCTCAGTTTTTATTTCGGTGAGGCATCGTCAACTGACAAGGATAATTTTGGCGGTACCTTTGACAAGGACACTAAAAAGATGAATTATACTGGTGAGGTGATGATTACATCCTTGTCCGTCACGTCAGAGGCCGGACAGATTGCCAAGTGCAGCAGCTCTTTTAAAGGGATTGGCGGATTGGCACAAGTAGCCGGATCAGAACTAGGAGGTTAAAGTAGCAAACCAGAAACGTATATTCGGAAGGCGGTCCTATGATGGCCGCCTTTTGTAATAATGATAATACGAAATCCCGAAACCTTTACCTTTATAGTTATGGCGATAATTTTATTTGGAATCATAATACTTCTTGTCGGATACCTCTTTGTTGGAATCAGCGAAAAAATGAAAGGCGATAGAGAGAACATGCCGATTGAAAAGAAAGCCGTTAAAAAGATTGGACTTACCCGTTTGACGATAAAGTCCGTTATTCGTTGGGAACAGATGCGCGGGAAGTCTTTTTCATTGATGGATTATTCAGACCGGGAGGATATGGAGACCTTGTTGTATGCGATGTCTATTGACTGTTTCGAGGTGCCGTATAAGTATGAGGTCTTTAAACTGGTATTGGCAAACGATAAGGTTATGGAGGAAATGTCTGTCTCTTTGGGAAGGATTATATCTGTCATGGCCCAGTTCAGGCACAGCAGTGTGAATGCCGGAAGTGGAGGAAACGATGATGACAGACCGGAAACCATAGGAAACATAGTTGCTACACTCATCTTGTCCGGTCTTGATGCCCATTATGCCTTGAATGAGATGGAATTGCAGGACCTGCCGCTTTATATAGAAGCCTATGAGAACAAGAAGAAGGACGAGATGGAGAGTGCGCGGCTGTGGACTTATCTTACAATACTTCCGCACATAGACGCAAAGGCTATGGAGAACGGGGCTAAGGACCTTATCACTTTCCCGTGGGAACAGAATTCCGGAGAAGAGACCGGGATAAATGACGCGGAGGTGGAAAGATTTGAGGAATTTTTAAAGAAAGGAAAGAGATTATGGCTGGAAAACTAAGTTTCAGTATCGCAATAAACCTTCTCACCGAGAACTTCAAGAAGGGAACCAATCAGGTGAAGTCTGCTTTCAAGTCAATGCAGATGCAACTTCTTACTTTTACAGCTGCACTCGGAGCCGGCGGTATAGGGTTGAGTAATTTGGTTTCCCGGTTTGTGGATGTGGCCCGTGAAACCAATCGGGTTACTACTGCCTTGAAGAATGTTTCGGGGGGCATGTCCCAGTATGCGGACAACCAGCGCTTTCTGGTTGACATGGCAAAGAAATACGGTCTTGAGATTAACGCTTTGACCGGGAGTTTCGCCAAGTTCACGGCTTCTGCCTCCGTTTCCAACATGTCCATGGAGGAGCAGCGGAAAATATTCGAGTCGGTTTCCCGTGCCGTTACAGCTTTCGGTATGAGTGCGGAGGACAGCAACGGGGTATTCTTGGCTTTATCCCAGATGATGAGCAAGGGGAAGATTAGTTCTGAGGAGCTTCGTTTGCAGATGGGGGAACGCCTGCCTATTGCTTTGCAGGCAATGGCAAAGGCCGCAGGCACCTCGGTTGCGGGTCTCGATAAGCTGCTGAAGGAAGGCAAGCTTATGAGTGCTGATGTACTTCCGAAGTTTGCGGACGCTTTGAATGAGATGATTCCCAATGTGGATACGAATAATCTGGAGACATCCGTCAATCGGCTCAAGAATATATTCACAGAACTTGTGAACAGCATGGATGTCCAGGGAAAGTACAAGTCTTTGGTTGATTGGCTGGCCGGAGCACTGGACTCGTTGAAAGGTAAGATAAGTGGGATATTCACATTCATAATCGGAATTATCAGCGGTAAGTTGCTTTTGTCTGTCACGAAATACTTCGCCCAATTCTGGAAGCTTATAGATACTACCATAAGCAAGGATGCGGTTGCTCAGGAGCAGATGAAGAAGGCAACGGAAGCAAGGATTGCAGCGGAAAAGGCTTATCAAGAAACACTTACCGATTATGAAACTATAGAGAACAACAAGCGACTGGCTTCAAAAAAACAGTTGGCGGCTGCTGAAAGGGCTTTGAATCAGGCGGTGTTAGCGGAAAAGAAAGCCATTGATATAGCGAAGGCTGCTTCGGAAAACGCAGCCGCTGTACAGACTTCAAACACATGGGCAAAGTCTCTGAAATCAATAAAACTCGGGTTTGTACAGTTATGGCGCACCATTACGGGCTTGCTTAAGTCTTTTTTGCCGATAGCCATAATTTCCGGTATATCTGCTCTCGTTAGCCATCTGGTTGAGGCTCGCAAGGAAGCGGTTCGCATTAAAAATATATTTGCTGACTATAAAAAGGAAGTTGCCGGTGCATTGTCCTCCACTTCTGCCGAGGTGGCTCAGTTGCGTGTGTTGCAAGAGTTGTACAATAAGGCAGCGGACAACAAGAAGTTACAAGAACAATACCAAAAGCGCATAGAGGGTATTGTCGGTCAGCAGATAACCAAGGAGCAGAACATTAATAATGTAATAGCCAAACGTATTAAATTATTGGAGGCCACTGCTACTGCTGACTATCTCACTCGAAAGAAAGTGAAGATGGAGGAGGGGCAGCGCCGACTTGTAGAGCCTTCCGGATTAGGGATGGAAAGTATAAAGGACCTGGTCAGTCTTCGGAAGAGTGACCAGGGAGAATATAATAGGATGATAGACTTTCTTCACGGAGAGGGGAAGGACGTGCTTAAAATTGATGCTGTAGTAAGGGAATATGCACAGAACGCCAAGGTCTTGGAGGATGTGAACAAACGTTTGGAGGATGCTGTGGGATATGTGGTTAAAAGTGATACACAGACAACAATTATTGATGACTTGTCCGGCTCCAAATCAAAGAAGAAGACTACCCTTCAAAAGCAGCAGGAATCCTACTACAGAGAATTGGAGGAACTGAACGCTGAATTGGGAATAGGTAAGATTACCCAGGCTGAATACAACAAGGCGTTAGGTGAGTTGAATATAAAGATGTATGCCCAGGCGAGGGGTACGAGGGATAAGCAGACCCTTGAAAGTGAATACTACCGGGCATTGAAGACCGCTGCGGATGAGGCCGTATCCAACCGTGATAGGAATGCTGCCCTTGTGGAGTTCGAGAGGGTGCAGAAGGAATACAACGAAAGAGTCAAGGAAGCCCAGAACCAGCAGGCAAAGGGTGTGTTGTCCCAGAAACAGCTTAACGAGAACATCGTTTCACTTTCAATAGAGGCGGCTAAGGCTGTTGCCGGGATAAAAGGTATAGGGGACAGTGCGGACGGGTTCATAGCGGCCATGCAGTTTAATGCCCGGGCGTTCGCCGCTCCTATCAAGGTGAAGCCAAGAGATACGACATTTGACTACAAGAAGACAGAGCTGGAGATAACCCAGGAGGAGTTGGATAAGGCCAAGGAGATAGCGGAAGCATATAAGGAAAGAGCGAAAGAGCTGGGAGAGGAATTATCCGATGAGCTGGCGAATGCCATGGCCAATGTGCCGGATTTGGAAGAAAAATTGAAAATAGCTCAGGTCAGGCAGGATGTCAAGGATTTCACGAAAGAACTGAATGAGGGTTTGTATTCCGGAATTAAGGATGTGGCAAGTTCTTCCGACCGTGTAGTAAGTGCGTTTGAAAACTTGCGTGATGTTATGAACGACGTTGACGCTACTGCTTGGGAACAGATAATGGCAATATGGAATGCCATGACAAATACAGTGGATTCCATACTGTCGGTTATACATACTGTAGAGTCAATTGCACGAATCAGCGAAAAATTATCAGGGGCGAAAGGGCAAGAATCGCCAGAGGAGCAAGTGACTAAAACTGTTGCCGCAAAAGCCGCGGAAGTAGCGGCAAATGAAATAGCGGCAGAGAGTGAAATTCAAGCAAGTAGAAGAAAAACAGAGTCAGCGGCAACAGAAATGGCCGCAAAAAGTACAGCAGCCTATGCCAGTATTCCTTTTGCTGGGGCAGGACTTGCCGCCGCGCAGATTGCAGCAATGACGGCAATGATACAGACCGCGGCTTCGATGGTTCCCAAATTTGCCCAAGGTGGTATTATTACAGGTGGCCCAACCTCAGGAGACAAAATATTAGCCCGTGTAAACTCCGGGGAAATGATTCTGAACCAGCGTCAGCAGTCCAACCTTTTCAAGGCGATAAACTCCGGTAATATTGGAGGTGCGAAAAGCTTGTCGTCGACAGTGACCACCAGGGTTCGGGCAAAGGACCTCATTCTCGCGATAAACAATGAATTGAAATCACAAGGGAAAAAGCCGATATTATGAGTTACGGACTGATTTATACCATACCGTTCGCCTCGTTGGAAGAGGTGTCTTATGTTGTTAAAATAGAAAAGGAAGGATATGACGGAGAAAGCACGGAATTAGTGGCTGGAGCTAATCCGTTTGTTGTGGAAATATCAAATGAAGAGTTTTTATATACTCCTTCGAGATTCTCCACTGCCACAATAGAGGTTGTTGGTAGTGATTATCTGCGTACGATGTTCTCTACTGATTATAAACAATTTCGTGTCACGTTGGAAAGAAACGGTGTAGTAGAATGGTGCGGATATGTTAAGCCGGAACTTTATACTCAGGATTATTCTTCTAATTTGTTCTCATTGGAGATAGAATGCATGTCTGCCATGTCGGTGTTAGAATACTTGGATTACACTATCAATGCCGAGGAAAAATCCTTTGTTTCATTATGGTACTTATTGAAACGCTGTATAGGGGAGTCTGGGGGTAACTACGCCTCAGTATATATACCTCATGTGTATGCGTCCGGTGCAAATCAGTATGCGTCCAGTGAGAATGTTCTCGAAAAGATGCTCATCAGCGAGCAGGATTTTTTCGACGAAGACGGTAAACCCATGAAGCTAAAAGAAGTATTGGAGGAAATTTGTAAGTTCTTAAATTGGACTTGTGTAGACTGGAAAGGAGAGCTTTATTTTGTTGATATAGACCATGAGGGAACATACAATAAGTACGATTTATCATTAGCGGCTAAGGAAGAGGTGGGTGTGAACAGCCTGATAGTGCAAGATATAGGATTTGCCGGTTCCGGTCACTCCTTGGATATTCTTCCGGGATACAACAAGGTGACAGTCAAGTGCAACAATTATCCGGTGGGGAAGATATTCCCGGAGGAGGATTTTAAAACACTTTTCCGTCTTGGAGACAAATTGTTGTATGCGAGGGAATTCGTGAAGGACAATAAGGTTTCCAGAAAGGTTTATTTCTTGCCGAATGAATATAAAATGTACCATTACGAACCGGGAATAACACAGAATCCGGTGAATGAAGATGCAATAAGGAATATGTCTCTTGATGATGTTGAACTTTTGTATGGGGCTATACCGATAAAGAGATGCAATTATGAAATGGAAAAGAATGGAGACAAGTGGGAGCCAAATATTACCAACTACAATTACGAAGACCTGATACAGATAAGGACGGTGCTTTATCCATCAGGTGCACGGCCGGATGACACGAAATACAATTTAAAATCCGATAACCCGATATTGACTTTTGAAAGGCCTCTTCCTACTGCGTTATATAAAGACGGCGCGTTTGCCATACAAGGAAGTGTGCAGCTTGTGCTGGCCTCAAAAGCCGAATTGCCGGCATTGGTCCCTATAGATGAAATGTATTCGTTCGGGGATGATTTGCCCAGATTTCACACACCCCCGTATTTTGTCTGTGAGTTCTCGATAGGTGATAAATATTGGAATGGGACCACTTTCACGGCCGGATATTCCACATTCAACGTATATATTGATGACGGCAAGGATGGAACATTCCATGAACCGGTATCGGGCGGTTTCCTTAGTATAAAATCTACCAAGACATTGAGTATGCCTTATGACGGGTTGGACGGATATATCATGCCGTTGGGCTTTTCGATTGGGGGACAGCCAAAGTTTGTCATAAAGAGTTTTATCGGGAAATTGTTTAGTGGATATGTGAATTGTTTTTTAAAGGATTTGAAATGTGTTTTCCAGAAGATAGACGGTATGACGGATACAGATGATTCTGACCGTGTTTATGAGAATGTCCTGAATGAAAGTTTTATCAATGAACTTGATGAGATAGAGCTGAAAATAAGCTCATACAATGATGATGGGGCATGCTATGGCAAGGTGCTGCTTGATGGTAATTACCTTACAGATAATCTGTATAATTCCATTCTTGGAAAGAACAAGCGACCTGAAGAACTGCTGATAACCCGTATAATCAACCATTATAGTGATACTCGGATAAAGCTCACCCAAATAATTAAAAACTGTAAAGAGATATCTCCGCTGACGATTTTGTCCGACAGTTTTTTGGTTGGTAAGAAATTCATCAATGCCGGAGGCTCTATTGATTACGTGGCCGATCGGTTTGAATGTATAATGGTTGAAGTATGAAGGAGATAACAATAATATCAAGAACTATCCCGGCAAAACCTCGCTCTGCCAACTATCCTATTTCATCGCCGCCATCCGGTGGCGGTGGAACGGTTTCTGTTTCTCCGGGGGAGGGCGCCGGGATTGATATTATAAAGACCGGAGATTCCACTGCTTTTTCGGATACAAATGTATTGTCCTCATTAAGGGCTAACGATGAGTTTATTAATCGGAAGAAGGACAGTAGCGTAACGGCTGTTGTCGATTATCTGAAAGGGCTGAAAATAAATGGGGTGCCGGTTACGAGAATCCTTAACAAAGATACGGAAGAAGGGGAGTTTTCGGATACGGATATAATGAGTGCGTTGCGTGTTATCGCTGAGATAGCGGCTCACGATGAAGAGTTGAAAAAAATGTTCCTTCGCAAAGACCGAGCTGACGGCACTCCCTTCCCCATAACCTTCGGAGATTGGGTCAAGTTCGGCGAGTTCCTCACCGGCATTTCCGGAGGGTGCATCGATAAGAATGGCATCCTTGAAATGGAAGAGGGCATTTTTCGCAAACGTCTGTTTGTTCCGGAGATTGCCTATAACCGTGTGACCTATTTCAAGGGACGTATGTGCGCCTCTCCCGGAGGTGGATGTACGGTCAAGGAATGGAGCGACAACGGTGACGGCAGCTACACCATAACTCCAGACTTGACGGATGCCGACGGGCTGAGCCAGTTTGTCGATGACATTCTGACCACCTACTTCGTCACCAAGAACGCCGAAGGCAAGCTGCAGGGTTTCGAGGAGATGAAATTCCGGGTGACTTCCGCAGACTATACAGCCAAGACATTCGTCATGACACCGAAGCCAGGTACTGACTGGAAGCCGGGGGATGCGATGGTACTCGCCCAGACGGGTAACTTTACAGATGAGGATAGACAGACGTACATCCTTATCGATACGGTGGGCGGCAACAACTGCATTACTTTCTTCGACCACGCCAATACATGGGATGTCGAGCCGGCACAAGAGATGTCGTGGATTGGCAAGAAGAAAGGCCGTACCGTACATGGTATTCCGGCCGACAACTACTCGGCTGTTTTTCGCCACGTCATCATGTCCGGCAAGATATTCCAGGTGGATGACATCACCGGCGAGGCTTTCCGGGTACCGCTATTTAAAGGTACGTGGAAAAAGGGTGAGAAGTATGCCTATTACGATGAGGTGACGCATAACGGCAGTTCATGGATATGTGTAAACGAGAAAGGCACGTCTACAGAACCGGCAGACGGCAATGCTGATTGGTTGAAATATGCAGCCAAGGGAGAAAGCGGCAAGGGTATCAAGTCTACCGATGTGGAATACGCGATATCGGTGTCGAATGTCATTGCCCCGGTGGACGGTTGGCAGACTACCTCCCCAAAATGGGAAGCCGGCAAGTATATCTGGTCGCGGACGAAGATTGTCTATTCTGATGGCGAAGTTAAATACACCCAAGCGGCTTGTATCAGTGGTGGGCAGGGAGCTGACGGCAAGGGCATCAAGTCCATTACCGAAGAATACTACCTATCCTCTTCATCGGCCACCACAACCGGAGGCGAGTGGCAGACTACCTCTCCGGCATGGAAAAACGGATGGTATATCTGGACCCGGACAAAGATAGTCTTTACTGACGATACTTCCACCACAACGAACGCCATCTGTGTGACTGGCAGTAAGGGTGCAGACGGTACAAGCATTACCAATTGCGGTGACTGGCAGACCGGAAAGCATATACCTTACATGGGTATTACCAAGATGGCCGGACGTGTGTTCCTCTGCATCGCTCCTGGTGGTACCGACAATCCTCCGATGTGGACTCAGACGACCAATGAGGGGCGCCGCATCCTGCAGACGCAGAACGGTGGAAAGAGCTACGGATATACCATTACCGGAGACTTGAATACGGCTGAATATGAGCTGCTGGTGGAGAACGGCCAGGATGGTAAGGATGGAAAAGGCTATGAGTGGATATTCAAACATACGACAGAGAATATAACACCTTCCACACCAGCCACCTCGCAGGTAGATGACTATGTGCCGTCCGGCTGGCATGATGACCCGATTGGGGTGAGCGAGAGCCTGCCATACGAGTGGGCTTGCTGCCGAACTAAGAAGGACGGTGTATGGAGTGCGTTCAGTCCGGCAGCCATCTGGGCCAAATGGGGCTTTGACGGCGAGTCGGCCATTGTAGCCGATTTCGACAATGAGATGGAAAGCATTGCCTTGACATATGAGGGGAAAACCGTTGCGCAGTCCGTACTCAAAACGACCGTCGGCATGTGGTATGGTACGAAGAAGCTACAGCTCAAGTCCATCTCATGCGTGACCCCTGCCGGTGTTACGGAGAGCTACAATGTCAATACGGGTGTGATAGCGTTTACCGTGGCTTCCGGCATTTCGATGCCTGCACGTTCAGAGGTCAGGATAACCGTTACGGCTACGGTACAGGATACGGATATAAGCCGTGAGCTGGTATTCACTGTTACCGGGGTGCGTGCCGGTAATCCGGGCAGTGATGCGGTACTCTATAGGCTGGTGCCTTCCGTTTCTTCAGTCAGCAAACAGAAGGATGGCACTTATAGTGTAGCCGGGGTGTCATGTACACGTACCAAGTCTGTAGGCGGTAGCACTTCCATCACGACGGATGGCGTACTGAAATACAGTAAGGACGGTGGTTCGGAGGTCGAGATACAGAACGGCACGTCCATCTCCCCGAAGAACTTCACGACGCAGTTGCAGTTCGTGTTCTACGTGGGTGGGCAGGTCGTGGACCGGGAAACTATTCCTATGGTTGTGGACGGTACCGACGGTAATCCTGGAAAACCGGGCGGTGACGGCGAATCCGTCAAGGCTGGCGGTGAGTGGAGAACCGCTAATACTCCATATAAAAAGCTCACCATCTGTACGATGGGTGGCCGCTCCTGGCTCTCCAAGGTTGATACATCGAATCCACCTCTATGGACTCAGACAACTCATGACGGGAGGCGAATCACTCAGACCCAGAACGGTGGAAAGAGTTACGGCTATATCATTACGGAAGAAGTGAATACCGACGAATGGGAGCAGCTGACCCAGGATGGCGGCATGGTCTATCTCATCAGTACATGCAGCAATATACGGGTGAGCAGTGCCGGGTCTTTGGTGCCTTCAGCTTTCCGGGTTTATGCCAAACGGACGCTCGGTAGCGCCACATTGACTTATCCGGACGGATATCTGGCAGCGAGAGGCTACAGCAACGGGATATGGAGCGCCATCGCAGGGCCTTCGAGGGCTTCCGAGATTACGGTCAACGCTTCGGCTGGGTATTCCACTTTCTCGGTTCGCTGTTACCAGAGCCAGGCTGACGCTTCGGCATGGAATGACAGTTTTATTGCGGAGATATCAGTGGGTGTCAGCTATGACGGAGCAAGCGGACGAGACGCCAGCGAGCCGCGTCCGAGAGGTTTTTTCGCCAAAGGCAACACATATGTCTGGAATGAAGATTACCATGACATCGTACTGGCCACATTCAACAATCGCACCATCCCGTTTCGGGTACGGGCTTACGGTACGTCGGTCACTGTCGCACCTACCTCGATAGACGGTGATGCTAATTGGGAGGCGGCACAGCAGTATATGTTTGTGGCTATGGATATGGCTTTAATAAGAAAGATACGTGCCGATGAAATCTATGTGGATGATTTGGTGGTGCAGAACGTATTGGCAAGGGATAAAACCGGTAAAGTCATGTGCCAGATTGACGGGGAGAATGGCGGCATTGGGTTCCTGGCCGGAGGCAATATCCAATGGGATGCCAAAGGTAATGTGTTCCAGGACGCCTCAATCTTCCGAAAGCTGAAACTTCTGGAGCCGAAATCCGATTCGTATGAATACTACCTGGATTTCAATACCGGGTTGAACTTTGAAATATCCCGGATATTCTCACTTCCAACGCAAGAGGAAACAATATACCTGCCGAATGCAGCAGAATATGAAGGTGGAGAGTGCATGCTGTATAACGGGGCCGTCTATACCCGTCTCGGGGGACCTGCAAGCATAAAAGTCGCAGGTGGAGGCAGCTTTATCATAGACGGAGAATACTATTCTAAAATAGTTGTCCCGTCGCTTTCCATTGCTCAATTCAAGGCCGTAGCGACATACTCTGATAGCGTAAAGGATGAGGTGAAATGGGTTCTAATATCAGGAAAAGCGGAATCGAAAACTTAAAATATCAGTGTTATGAAAGTTTTTTATGAAAGCAAAATTGCGAAATGGCTGCTGTGGCAGGGCTACAGCACCATTACATTGGGATGCTTCGTCTTTACGAAGAAAAGCAAGGAGGAGATGCAGCAGAGTACACTTAACCATGAGGCGATTCATGTGCGCCAATGGGAAGAATGTATGATTGCATCGGCTGTGCTGCTGACGGTAATCATGCTGTTTACCGGATTCAGTATCTGGGTATATCTACTTTGCCCGTTGTGGTTCTACCTTCAGTATGGGTTGGAGTATGCGATTTCATACGTTTATCACTTATGCCGTAACCGATGCTGGGTGAATGTGGGTGATAAGGCTTACGGAAATTCAGCGTTTGAAATGGAAGCGGAAGCTAACGAAGAGGTAGACGATTATCTTGATGTGAGAACTCCTTTTGAGTTTTTCAGATACTACGGAAAAATTTGATTTATAATTTACAAAACGAGACTAAAATTAAAATGTTAAATCGGGTAATATTTCCATCCGGAAATTATGCCCCTTAAATGTAAGAATATGGCAGATAAGCAAGATATAGCAATGAATCAGTTTCAAATGGTGACGGATGCACCGTAT